AACTGCATTTCCTGCAAGCATGTTTGTACGGTTTGCTTTTCCGCCAGCAGTTGGGTCTGCTGCTTGTGTGTTCTTTTTTGGCATTAATTTGCCAACAGCAGGCTTTGCACTTGGTGATGTGAATGAACCTGCTTCACTACCCATGTATGCTCGTGCGCCTGATGCAATAACTTGCTCTGGTGATAATTCTTTAGCCATGCTTTTACCTGCCGCTTCATGATGATTTGAAGGTGCGCCCATGCGACGACGCATTGCGTGACCCATTGATGTCCAAGATGCCATTGTGACTCCTTAATCTATGTCCAAGGATAAGTCTTTATTAACTTGCTGTAATGGCGAATACAATGGCGGATATTTCTCCGTCACGGGATTCGATAGTTGTAAACCCAGGAATGCAAGAAAGGTCCATACCTCTTGGGGCTACGTAACCACGGGCAATTGCGATTGCTTTTACTGCTTGGTTAACGGCTCCAGCACCTACGGCACGTAGTTTTACCTCGTGTTTGTCGTAAATTGCGTGGGCAATGGCAGATGCAACGCTTTGTGGGTTAGAAGATGCGCTAACCCGTAGGAATGGCTCATCTGTAGGTACTACGTCGGGTGTGTTAGTCAATTGTTAGTCCTTTAGTTCGATGTGGTGTGCCACTCCTAAACTAAAGGATAGGGCTAAATACGTGGTTGGTCTCTGTATTTGCCATCTGACATTTGTTCAACAACAGCCTTTTCTATCTCATTTATATGGGTTTTGGAGACCAACCGTGCCAATGCGTATGCATCCGCAGCATTGTCATCACTAAACTCCATGCCCCAACGTTTGTATATTTGCAATAACATCTCTTGTTTTTTAGCATTTCCTTTGCCTGCTGCGTATTTCTTCAATGTCATTGGCGGAACTTTTAACGGATACTTTCTTTCGTCATCAAAGAAATCATAAATTGCCAATCTAACACAGGCTGATAACTCTCCAAGAACTAACGCTGCTTGTGACTGCAAGACAGTTCCTTCCATTGCAATATCTAAAATGTCTAGTTCTAGTTCTTCTTCAATGTAATTCATACTGTCAATTAACCATGTACGAATATCTACTAATCTTTCAATTCCAAAATAAGTAGACTTGTATACCCACGTTAAATGTTTAGTTGGGTCTTCTACAGACATTACGGTTAACGCAAACCCTGTAAGAGATTGGTCAATACCAAGAGTTACATCACCTTTTTTAGGTAAACCACCATCAAATAATTTAGTTGGCATTGAGGGTAAACTCCATACGTGTACGAACAAGTGTTCGTAAATCTTCTAAAGTACCCTCGTTCTTTAAAATTTTATCTACAGGATATCCATCCATATCATGTTCTGATACATGACTATTTACTGCTTCTACACCATTACGTTTAATTCGCCACAATTCTCCGCCACGGGCGCCAATGCATTCGGCTTCGTTTATAAACCGAACATCGGAAATTACAACTTTGTCAGAAGAATGTAAATCTTTTAAAACTTGATATATCCAAATATCATCACCAAGTAACTTACGAGCCCCAACACCAATTGATTGAAGTAAATGGCGTACTTCAGGTTGAGATTTTGCAACTTCCCAACCATAGGTATCTATGAGGTGCTGTAAACGATTGCCACCAATTTGTGGATTAGTCTCATAAAGAAACTCTCTAATTTTGTCTGCAAACGCTGCTCTTGTGTAACCGTATTCCTCAACTAAAATCTTTGCTACTTCGTCTTTACCTGAACGTGCATATCCTGATAGTCCAATAATCATGGTGTGCCATAATCCTTTCGGAATGAGCGCTGGTCTGAAGTACGGCGAGTAATCTCTCTTGATACCAGTGTGGTATCACGTTCTTGATTCTGCAACATTACTTCCCACGCTTTACGTTGTACATAGGATTGGTGATGTCTATCTTCTAAATCTTGAACTTCTTCATCCATTGAAATCTGTGCTTTAACAAGAGTTACTCTATCTCCTTTTTCTTTTGCACCCATCTTTTCAACTAATAATGATGCAACTTTTCTATCTAACTTCTTTTCTAATGTGCGCTCTTGTATCTGTGCGTTTGCTAATTGAGTTGCAATGTAATCTGCCCACCCAGTAAGAATAGTAAACATTTCTGCTAGTTGTTCACTTGAAAGAACGGTGATGTCTGGCGGCAACTTAACCATGTCATAGGCAGGTTGCTTTGCCTTTAACAACTGGTCGTGGACTGTTAAGGAATCAAGTTGCATGACTTACACCCTTCCTCTGGATTGAGGTTACATTCTGGCATAACTTCTGCTTCAAGTGCTTTAATGACTTTCTCAGCCTTAAAGAAGATTCGGTCTACAACTTCGTAATCTGCTTTAACCGTAAACTCTTTATACGATTGGTCAGCCTTGAGTTCATACAAAAAAACAATTTCGTTTGGTGCTTCATCGCCAAACATACGCTTACCCAGTTCAAGATACATCTGTCCCTGAAGTAAGTGACTTCTAAATGGGCGTTTAATACTGTTGAACGCCTTAAAGATGTCTCCATTGTTATCTAAAAGAAGTTCTGGGGCTTCATAACGGAATGTGCCTGCACCAACAGACTTGATTTCAATGAGGCAATCATTTCCAATTCCCTTAATCCATCCATCTGTATGACCTGCAATACGGAGTTTGTCATCAACCAAAGTAACTTCTTTATACTCCATACGGGTATCACCACACTTCTCACAGACTGTAGGAGAAATACCAGTCACTGATTCGTGACAGTGCTTACACTCAAAACGACCGTACAAGTTTCCCATTTCGTGAAACCAGTTTTGCCATTTGTGGTGAATTGCGTGTCCTTCATCAAAGATTGATTGCAAACGTAGGTTTGGCTTCTCGTTTTTTAATTCCCCACCTGTCATCAAGTAATACGAATACTTGTAACAGAAATCGTTCTTAATCATTTCAGATGGGTGAAGAACCGTTGTAGAACGGTCTCCTAGTGGACGGCGCATTAAGTGTCGTTCAATATCACCGAGTAAACGTGGCTCACGCTTCTTAGCATCTAAAAAGCGTTTTAGGTCGTTTTCCATTTATTAGTCCTTACTAAAGATGTATTCTTGAAGTGTTAGTTTAGTTTTCTTTTTGGTCTTGTTCCACTTACGAATTAAAGCGTTCCTCTCACGGTGACTGAGGCCGCCCCAAATACCGTGGGGTTCTTCACGGACAACCGCATCCCACAAACACTCTTTACGGACTGGGCAATGGTTCTTTTTATTTTCTCCAAAGCAATAAACTTTGGCTTTAGCAGCAATGATTCGGTACTGTTCCTTATCCCTAGGAGGATAGAAGATATCTTCATCATCCTTAGACTTAGGTGCAGCGCCTTTACATTGGGCGTGCGACCACCATGGGTCTTCGTCGTTGTACATGTATTAGGCATCCTTTAGTTTCTCCCTCATTTCTAGGAAATCATGCTCGGAAAGAATCACGTAATTCTCTCCATCCAGGTGAATACCAAGTACTGGCATTCTCCCGTCAAGGATTGCCTCTCTCATAATCTTTTTGAGGACATCGGATTTTACAGTGCACTGTTTTTTACCAGTCCACTTGTGCTCAATCAAGAGGTCGCTTGACCGCACATCTCCTTTTCGTGACCAGAATGCTCCAGATGCTGCAGTACGTGACCCGCTTACCTTCTTGGCTAAACGGTCCTCATGCTTTCTGGATTGCTTCTGTCCTTCTGTCTTCAAATCTAGGCCCTACTCTTCTTCTTCTATTAGTTCAGCAGGTGTGTCATGGTTCTCTAAAACTTTTTTACGCAAATCTTCCATGAAATCAATCTCTTCACGAATACTTGCAATTACATTTTCAATACCTTGCCACTTACGCTCACCGTAGTAGAACCATCCACCACGGCGTTCAATGTAACCCATAACAACTGCAAGGCTGGCAATTTCTTTTGCAAAATCGTATTCTCCTGGGGCACAGTTGCCACCTTCTGCAAAGTAGAAATCAAAATATGCAACACGCTGTGGTGGAGCAGTTTTATTTTTGAGTGTCCTAACTTTAATTCGCTGACCAATTCTATTTTTATTACCACTTGGACCAATTTCAATCCATTCATCACGACGAACTTCGCAACGAGTGAAAAATGCGTAATTCTTA